CACTAGTATGGAAACCTTTACGTCCACGTTTACCTTGTTGCTTAACAGGATCGTGTAGCATTTGCCCTGGGAAGTTTTCTTCGCCTGTGTCTCTAACTACAACAAGTGCCGCTTCACCGATAGTATTATTTTCCACTGTCCAATAAATATCCGATGGTTCGTATGTTTCAATTTCTTGAAGTATTTGTCGCAAAGTTCTAACTTGGTCTTCAACAGGTGTTTTGTTATGACACCATTCAGCAACTTGTTTCATTGCTGGCAACTCTAGTACTTGTATTGCGGCATTATCTCCGCCTGTTCCTGCACTAGGGTCTAGTGTTATAACATACATAGCATCTTTCTTGGGCCTAGAATACCAACGGACTTCGCCTGTTCTGTACAAGGTATCTGTGTGCTTCATATTAGCCAAGCAAAGCGAGTCAATAAGTGTTTCGTTATAAATGATGAATTCACATTCATGCTCACGCCTAAAACGTTCTTCACCAATTCTGCTTTGTTCTGCTTCTGCCCATTCAGGGTCTCTGTCTGGATGTTGATCCCATGTTGCCATGTATCCTTTAAAACCATTAATACCTAAATCTAATTCATTACCGTATTCATCTACAGTCTTTTGTGATTGGTGCCAAATACTAGCAAATGTATCTTCGTCACTGTTAGGTGTGCTTGTAACAATACACTTACCGCCTGTACTTAGTGTTGGAGATAGTGCTGTCCAAAACTCCGCGGCAATACGTGGAGGTACGAACGCAAACTCATCTAAGTATACTAAGGTTAAGGACATACCACGACCAGTGTTTTCAGTTGTTGTACTTGCTACAATTCTACTGCCATTATCAAAAGTAATACTCATTTTATTGTATTCACTTACACCAGCTCTAATGTGGTCTGGTACACTTTCATATGCATATCGTATACGTTGCATAATCTCCATTGCACCTGCCGCCTTGTGAGCCGCTACTAGTATTGTACTGTCTGGTTTAAACATTGCAAACCAAAGTAAGTAACCTGCCGCTACAGTGGTCTTACCCATCTGTCTGCCTAGCATGTTAATACTATACCTATATTTGTTATAGTTATTGATTAGGTCATCTTGATATGCAAACGGATCAAATGATATACCGCCTTGAGTTGGATGCTGTATCTTTACATAGTTTTTCATAAAGAAAGCAGGGCCGTTATCGTTATCACAACATTCCTGAAATTCTTTCAGCATTGTTGCGTCATAACTAACTTTATCGTATGCGCCTTTTACAAGCTCTGTACCTACTGTTCCTTTTGGCATACAGTTATTTATGTAGATTTATGTGGGGGTTTGTTGTTATTTAGAACCGTTCATGAGATATGCTTTAAGTTTATCTCTGATTATGTTGGTTAAAACTTGCTTATCTGGTGTACCGCTGTTGTATGGATTTGCGGGTTCTTCTTGCTCATCGTCTACATCAACACTAACAACTTGCATTGGTTCTTCGCTGTCATCACATGGACTGTGTTCATGGTCATGTCCGACTGGTCCGCCACCTGGTAATGTAATACCGACTTTTTGTAATAACATTTTAAGTTCGTCGATTGAATCAGAACTTGCATTAACAGTCACTGAACCTGTTTTTGTATTAAAATGTTTGCTGTAAGTATGACTTTCCTCTGGGCTATCAGAAACACATGATTCACATGCTTCTAATAACTTCTTATTAAGGTCTATATCATTCACGAGCTTCTTGAGCCTCTCATTTGGTCAATAGTATGTACATGCTTACTGGACTCTGCACCTTTACCCATGTTTGGAGTGTTTTGCATTGTAGCCATTGTGTCTGCATGTTTTTCGCCCATTAGTTCATCTTTAGTTGGGTAGTTTCTAAAATAGTCTGCACCCTTTTCTGCTTTGATTTTTTCTAACTCTGCTAGGAATTTTGTATTGTATGCTTCACCGAACAATGCTTCACTGAAATCGACATCAACGTTTTCATTTTCATAATGTGCTTGTTCTTCTTTATTTAATTCTGCTTCATCTTGGTTAACCAATCTTCCGTCATCTAATGCTTTTTGTTCTGCGGCAATATCTGCTTGTATCTTTCTAGGCTCTTTAACACCGTAACATAATACACGTTCATGGTCTACGCCTAAGTTTACTGCAACGTATACTTCTAATACTCTGTCATTGACTGGGTATTTTAATACAACGTCTGAGCTACATACTTCGCTTGTAAAGTTTGCACCTTTTAATCTTGAAAACTCCATTGGGTTCTCTTGAATAGGCGCTCTCTTCCACGGAGTAGCACTTATAATATTGTACTTTGCCAATATTGATTCTAATTTTGCTAAATCTTCGTTAGAACAATCTCTGGCTACTTTAATTTTGTAACCGTACTCTTTGTCTAAAGATTCAGAAATGATGTCTTTTAGTTCTTTCATAGTCTAAAACTCCTGTTACACTTATTTATCATAAATACTAAAAGTATGCAGTTTAAACTAAGCCAAAACAAATTTAACACCCGAAGAACGTGGGGAACCGCTATTGAGAACATGGTTTGCCCACATGCAGATGCTCTAGATAGATTCGACCAAAGTGGTTACGACTTATGTCTATTAGAACAAGAGTATGCAAAAGCAAACATGGGATCACATGATTACATGCGATATAAAGCATGTATTAAACAAGAGTGGTATATAAATGACCATGCACATAAAGGTGTACACATTAACCATTCCGACTTGTACGAACGTAAAGGCTACCATGGCTATGCATTAGAACAATTAGGGCATTGGGCACCGGGCAATAATCTACTATGGAAAATGATTAAACTAAAATCCAAGTGGGGTATAGACATGAGCATAGACTATGTAGATGACCGAGGTACTGTAATGGAACTTTTTCATTACGAATGGGACGATACTGAATTAGACACTGTGCTAGAAAAGAAAGAAATCATAGAATTAGTTATAGAAAATAATGACTGGGAAGATGTTGCAAGTACTAAACTGTTAAGAAAAGATGAATGGCAACATTTAGATTTTACAGGTCAAAGTGCATGGACTACAAAGTTTTTAGGACTGCCCCAAGAACGGTTTAAATTAATACCTTGGAAAAATTAATCTTTATTGTTAATAATTTTTAACAATTCGTTTCGATCAAACGTTTGCTCTTTACCTGAATCACCGGGAGAATAACTACCAGTATTGTTATCTAACCTTGCTTTCTTAATCATCATATCAATTTGCTTTAACTTAGAATTTATTTTACTGTCTTTAGCATCCAAGGCAGTTTTTAACATTTTCGATGCACTATCAAAAATGCCACCTGCATCTCTATCACTAACATTCATTCCTAAATTCATTAATTGCTGATAACTGTCAACTGCCTGAGTGGCAATACTGTCCATATCGATATTATGATCTTCTAGCCCTTCAACATTTCTTAATGCATAGTCTATCTTTTCTGCATTACTAAGTGCTTTTTCAACTTCTGCTATTTCAACAATTTCTGTTTTAGGCGCTTCAGTGAACTTCTCTACTTCGTCAGATGCTAGTGCTTCTTCCATAGATGGTAAATTAAATTCTTCTTCTAGTTTCTTAGTCATAATTGTATTTAGTGGATATTAACGCATTTTGCGTCTTGGTTTGGTAGTTCTCTTAGGCTTATTAAATATCTGATCTTCAGTGATAACCTTAAAGTGTATGCCTTTACTTTTAGCCCATGCACTAGCGGCTTCCCATTTAACTGCATTAACTTGTGTTGCCATCTTATCGCCTCTGCCCCTTGCTTCTTCTATAACTGTTTGACTTTTAGGCTTTACTTCTATAAGCTCTACTCGTGTTTTACCGTTCTTATCTTCATATTGAACCATAAAGTCGGGTACATAGTTAGTTATTTTTCCTGTAAAAGGATGCATATAAGGTATCTTAACGTTTTCACTAGCCCACTTAATTATGTTTGGATGGTTATCACAGAACCTCATAAAAGCCGTTTCCCAACTGCTACGGGCAAAAGGTGCCTTTGATCCTATATACTTACTAGGATTTTCTACAATGTATTTTCCTTGGGAATATTTAGACGCCATGTCGGTCTCTACGGTCTAATTACGTTAGCAATTTTACTGAATTTATTTTGTTTCTCAACTGTTAAACCAACAAGATTGCCTTTTGGTCTAATTGTGTTTAATGCTTTATAAGTGTTTTCTGCTAGTTTGATACTGTCTTCGTTTAACTCGAAATAAGAGATAGGATGTACACCTTGTTGATCTGCAATTTTAATTAATGCTTGAGCAAGAGTTGCCGCTGTAGGTTTATTAAATCCTATGTCAGTGAGGCGACCTTCGACCATTTGTAATTTAGTTGCGTCCATTCCTGCTGTGTTCTGACCTTCTAGCATTGTAGTTAAAATTTCTACACTTGCTTCAGGTAGAGGAAAAGCAATTGTACTGTTCTTTAAGAACTGCACTAATTTGTCTCGTCTTTTTTCGTAACTGACTTCGTTACCAAATGTTTCATACATGCTGATCATTATGAATTACCACCGATTGCTTTCCAAAAGTCTGACGTACTTTGGTCATGCGAATAACGGCTTACTTGATCACCGTTTGCTTCTCCAGGCGTTAACCACAGTGCTTTCTTTTCCCTTAATGATGCTTGATTTCTGGTGTCAATGTCAGTGCCAGTAATATTGCCTATATCAGTTCCTTCGCTTCTAATGAGTTTGTAGTCTTCTTTATCGCCGCCGCCTTTAAGAAAACGTTCCATATCAGCTTCAGGTATAAAACTGTTTACCAAAGGCTTCACTGAGAAGTTTTCGTATTGTATGTCCATGTTAACCATTACTGGATCAGAGGAAGAATGGTCAAATCCATCTATATTAAATCCTGTTACAATAGGATTAAACATAGTGTACACAATTGAACGTTGACCATGGAACATAACAATGTCTATATGGTCTAAGAAGTACTTCTGGTTACCAGGTAATATATTATATCCCATATTGTTATCACTGTATTGTGAATTGAATCCGTATGTTGGTCCTTCTGTACTACCTGTGGGTATTGCACTAGGAACTACATCATACGGTATCTTTTTAGGGTTCAATGTTGTTGTGGTTGTTGTTACACCGTCTAAGCCTTGTGTTGTTGTAACTGAACTTTCGTATTGCCCCATTGGGTTTGTAAATAAATGTGCATACATTTTCATTAATAATAAAACCCATGCACTATCGACGGTGTCGTATGCTGACATCGAAATAGGTTTAAATTCTGCGTGGGTTACTGTAATTCGTTTTTTGTTGTATTGATTTTTTACGTCTGTTGCCATTTCGGCACTAGGTATATCACTGTTCTTGATCAAACTGCTGAATACTGTATAGTCTCCAACTTGTGCCATATCAGTAATACCGGGTACACTAACATCACCATTAAAGTAAAAATTAGCATACCCGTTAAACTTCTGTCTTACCGGAGTGTTCTTCGGGTTAAAAGGCTTCGCATGATTCTCGTCAAACAGAAATGGTTCAGCACCGTCGTATTTGACAGAACTGACCATTTCCATTTTCAATATTTTAAAGAAATCCTTTAAAAAACTCATCTTATGCTATGCCGCTTTTAGTACGTTTACGGACCGGTGTTACCATCAGATGTTGTACCGAATACGTTTTCCCCAGGGAATATTTCACCATCACCACCAGCAACTGAAGAGCCGCCGCCAGCGCCATCACCAGCCAAGTGTAATGCATTATCAAATCTGATAGTCATTGTAACTGTTACGGGTTCGTTGGTTGTGTAATCTGAATCACTGTAGTCAACATTCTGTAAGAAGCATCCTTCTAGTCCCCATGTTTCCATCGGGTTAGTAGTTTGACCATCTAGTATCTCAAGTCTAGTGTTAAACTTGTAATCTGAACCGGACAATCCCGATTGTTGATTAAAGTGGTTTAACTGTCTTTGAACTTGCTTACCAGCCAGTCTGGCTACTGAATTCTGAATGTCATCACGGATAACTAATGTCATAGTTTCCCATGTGTGCTTGCCTTGTACATAAACTTTTGACTGGTACGAATGAATCTCTACTTCCTCAAAGCTAATCTTAGGACGACTGACGTTCATAACGTTCTGCGTGAATTCCCTTGCGTTTCCTTGTGCACCAAAATTCTCTACCTTAACTCTAAAACGAAATTTGAGTTTAGGCATTAGAATACCTGCTGTACCGGAATCGTCTACTGGAACACCGAACTTATTCATGTTTCCAAATAAATCTGCCATTTGTTTTTCTCCTAACTTAAAATCCTTTTGGATTTATGTTACAGTTATTTATCTAATTAACAGCATTTTTGTTATAGTGTGCTTTAACGAAACCAAAAAAAAGGGGCCTAAAAGACCCCTTTTTATTGTTAAGTAATTAAACTTACGCTGTTGAACCCAATGTGTTCTGGATTCTGATTGGAATATAAATAAACTCAATCGCTTTCACTGGTTGGATCGCAATATCGATATAAAGTTCGTTTCTATCGATTCTTGTTGGAGTGTTGTTTGATCCGTCACATACTGTAACATAATCAAATAAACCTCTTTGGATTACTAAGTTAGATAGGAACCCATCAACAACGCCTTTTGCGTTCTGTCTTGTGATATCATCGTTCGGTTCAAACAAGAATGGCTTAACGATATCGTCAAGTCTTTCTCTAATGTGAACAATAAGTCTTGCAACGTTAATTCTGTCCAAAGCACTTGCAGTTGGGTTTAGTGTCTTCTGACCGAAAACAACTAGTCCTCTACCTGGGAAAGAAGCGATAGGGTTAACTTTATTCAAGTATAAATTATCTCTCTGTCCTTCGTTTAGTGTTACAGGAGTGTACTCGCCATCAGTTGGATTAACATATCCTACTGAAGTTGCGTTTTGTACTAGTCCTCTTTGGAAACCAGCTGGTGCAAACCAAGGGTAAGCAATCTGGTCATTGAATGCAAGAGTTCTTAAAGCAACATGACTTGGTGGTACAACTACGTTAGTACCGTCTAAGTTTGTTGATAAAGCACTTGGATAGTAAACTGCCGCATACGGAGAGCTTGTTAGCAATCCTTCTTCGCCGTTCTCACTAGCATTGTTGGCGTTCGTTGCCCAGTTCTTAGTGCTTGTAGCATCTGCTTTAAGTCTAAATGGTGTGTCGCCTACAACAAATGCTGTATTTCTTCTATCACCACTTAGTGCAACCATCTCATCTAATAGCTCTGGGAATCCAGGAGCAGATATTAGATTGAAAGCATTAATTTCACTTCTAAGATCATCATTAGAAACAATAGCACTTTGCATTGCAACTTTAACTACGTTGTGTACCGCTTTTCTTAAACCAAACATTCTTCCGTCTACTTGGTTCATAGAAGCATCTACCCAAACGTTGCCAACGTTAGTGCCAGCTGGAGTATAGTTAATTTTATACTCTTTAACATTACCTGCTGAAGCACGTTTGTTAAATCCTAACATACCTTGTGGGTATGCTGTTCTTAACGGTGCGTCTGCATCTAAGGCACTTGCTTTGGATTGTCTGAAGTCAGCGTAAATAACACCTTCAGCAGTTACTTGGTCTTTACCATCTACTGCTATCCAACTACCTGAAGCTCTTTTGTAAAGTGCTGGGAAGTTTTCTGTGTCATCTGAATCTAACCATACATCGCCGTCTACTAATGAACCGCCGCCACTCTGTGTGCTTGGAGCACTTGAAGCCACTTGTAAGTCCTTAGTAATTGTTTGCCATCCATTTGTTGCATCGTTTTCTAAGATATCTGTTTTTGCTAAAGAAACACCTGCATCGTACCAATAAGTACCTTCTGCTAATGTTCCTGTAATTGTTGTCTTACTTGCTTGGTAACTTAAATCACCGAAGTTAGAGTAAGTAATGTCTGCCGTTGCCGCGCCAGCACCTAGACCCAATGAACTTGGACCAAAGTCTGCGTGTAGACTTTTAACTTCTACATCTCTGCCTGAAGAAACTGTTATCACTATGTTAGTGTCGGAGCCTTCAGAAGCAACTACATCGCTAACGCCTGCACCTGATAATGCACTGTTAATATCAAATACTGCATCTTCAACTGTTGATGTAGCAGGTGTGCTACTGATTGAAGCCGTAAATGCTACGTTTACAGTTGTGCCATTATAGACTACTTGTACGTTTGCGTTACCTGAAACATCAATTGCCGCTTTCGCAGAACCTGTTCCAGTTACTGTTGCTTTGCCGTTATGTCTTTTCAATAATAGACTTGCTGTAGTATTACCTACTGCTATTAAGTCGCCTACTGAAACATTAGCAGTACCTATTGAAGTATATGCCGCATTAGTGTCTGTGAACAACGGAGTTGCTACTGCACTGAAAGACTTACTTGCTAGGCTGTATAATTTAACACTTAGCTCTACGCCAGTGTTTGGTGTAGTTTTTTGAACAAAAACATCACCTGTTGATAACGCACTAACGCCATCGCTTTGTAAAGTTGGTACTGCAAGGTGTGTTCCAAACTGGAAGTCACTGCTTGTAGCAGAGATCCAACTTGCTGATCCAATTTCATACCAGTCATCACTGTACTTTTCGTAGTACTTGACTGCTGTTGCTGTTCCGCCAGCGGCTGTGTTAGCCACAACTGCGTAATCACCGTTAAGACCAAATGATTGCTTTGGTGCTCCGGTGGCGCTCTTAATATTGATTTTATCTGCAACTGATACGGATTTTTTAACCCATGCTGTACCTGACCATTCTCTTAGTCCAAAAGATGAACTTGCTGTGTCAAACCAGTATGAACCGTCTGCAATAGCGCCTGTTGGTGCTACTGAAGAAGCGTCTAATTGACCTAAGTCAATATCAGCTCTTACGATAAATGCTCTGTTTGCCAAACCTAAGAATGAGTGGGCCGCTAGTAAGCCGTATTCGTTGAGATCATAACCATTTAATGCTGTACTACCACTGCTGTAAAACAACGGATTACCAAAGTTCTGTAAAAGTTCTCTTTGGCTCGTAATTAATTTTAATTTACCTGCTTGTGCTTTAGTAGTAAGTGCCGCTGTTCCTGTTCCTGTTGGACTGCTCTTATCCTGAGCTGTCGCAATAACGATTAAAGGAACTGTTCCTGCGCCTGCTGAGGCGTAAAACGATTCATCACTTACACTAATACTAACACCAGGTGATACTAATTCTGCCATTATAATCTCCTAATTTAATTTCGCTACATAGTATTATGTATAGATATTTATCAAAACAACGGGTAAATGGTATTATTATACAACGGCTTTTCTAAATTTATAGGTGGTTTGATAAATATGCAAATTTTATCTGTTGTACTGCTTTTAGGTATTATCAGTTAAATCGGATGATATTTTGAGAACTGATGCTTCTAGGTCTTCTAAAGTGCCGGTGTTTTCAATTTCGTAGTCAAACTCAAAACCTACCCACTTCCATTCACTTGCATGTATGTGTCTGTATTTAGTCTCCATAGTGTGTTTTGCTGTTACACTGCCATTGTTGGCATGCACTGCCACTTCATACCACTCAGGTAACTCAGAACGTTTTACATGTATTACTACTCCACCTAATTCTTTAATTAAGTTGAGTTCATTTTTAAATCTAGCATCGCTAACAACTACACACAGTTCGTCTTGACGTTGTCGCCTTATTCTATATTCTAAACTGTTTAGCCATATGTCTTGACTGAAATGAGTACGCATGATATCTGTGCCTAACAACTGTAGTGCTAGTCTAGGTGTGAAGTTGTCAATGCCTAATTTTCTAGTCCAGTATAAGTCTGGTGTTTCTCTGAACTCTCTACTGTCCATAGAATCGCCTTCTAGCATTTCTCTTTGCCATCCAAATATACTTGCACACATATCTTTCAATGGTGCCGCAAAACTATCCTGTACACATCCTTGTTCTACAAACATTTTTGCCACAGTATCTTTACCGCTACCTATGAATCCGCAAATGCCTATTAAATTACTCATGTCAATACTTATGTTATGTTTTCAGTAATACTACTTTAAAAAGGTTCCGTTGTCAACCATTTTTTCCCATGTACTGAATGGAATGTCTTTTTCAGCCATTAGTCGTAATGTTACTCTTGGTGTGTTATCCTCTATTTTTACTTTATGCCACTTGGCTAAGTTGAGCAGAAAAGGATTATTGAATCCTTCTTTTACTGCTATTTGTGTTAGATGTGGTTCCCAAACTTCAGGCTTACAGAAATAATCATTTGGACTGCTTGTCATCAAACTTTTATCTGCTGTGAAGGATCTAGGTTTGATATTGTTAAATATATTTTTTGAACTTTGTCCTACAACATCCTTATTAATGTAATCTGTAACAATTTCTTCTGTGGCTTGTTGCAATACATCATCGCCATCAGCAAACAGTATTTGAGAATTCACTGGGTCGCCTATCAATCTAAAGTTGCAAACTGTACTAAAACGTTGCTCAGTTACAATAGGATTATTATGTGCAGGGTATTGTATTCCTTCACAGTGCCAATCACTAGGATCATTCCATGCTAATAATGTACAGGGAAAAAACTGATGCCCCATGCCACTTGACCACATACGTTTAATAAATTCATCTGGAAAATTATCTCTAACAAACTCGTTTAATGTACGCATAACTTTCTTGTCAGTGATATAGCCTACTCCGCTAAAGTTTTGTTTAAACTTTTTGCTAGTATAAAAATCTGATGTTGAATCGTGCCACTGTACTTTGTTAGCACCTAAGTTCGATTGTTGAGAATAGTTGTGAATAAGATCTAAGTCTTCCTCACATAAAATATCGTCTACAGTGAAGGGATTGTCTAAGTCAGGGAGTTCACAAAAACAATTGTTCATTAACGCTATCCAAGAACAAAACCAAGCGGAGCATTACCTTCTTCCATGTTATGGAGTCCAGCAATCAATGTGTCTAGTTCAGCAAGGGCTTCTGATTTTAAAGCATCGCCATTTAGTGTAGTTGCACCACCAGGTCCTGGTAGTCCGCCTGGAAATTTACTTCTTGCTTCGCCGAGCATCATTTTGCTCTGGGCTAAAGCATAAGCACTTAACCAGTCACTTGCATATACATCTTTTATTAGCACACTTTCTGGAATGAAGTTATGTACTCCTACTGCAATATCTTCTGCGTGATTTACGTTTCTTAGAATAGTTAATTCTTTTGAATTTCTGTTAAAGTTAAAGTTGTACTCACTACCAAATATACGACCAATAGTTTCTTTGTATTGTGCAAACGCATCGAATACAGCAAGTCCGCCTATTTGTCCTGCTTGTAGCATGTACATGTTATTAAAGGCAACGTCAAATGGATCAAAGTTTGTTCCGCCGCCGCTGTTAGTACCAATGCCTCGTCTATACAATCTTTTTACATCAATAACTTCATCTGGCAATGTGTATTTTGTAACACCTGCCTGTGTTTGTATAAAAATAACTGCTTCTTCGACTGAACCTGAACTAAGTTGTCTGTATTTTGCGATTGCTTTATTAATTGCAACGTCATAATGATCTCTGTCTAATTCGACATCAACCATACCATCTGCAAGACGCAACCCTATCTCATTGATAAGTTCGTCTCGGTTGTTGTAACCTATTTGATCTATTTTGGTAGCCATACTACTATTTATCTTTTATGGTATCTAGAATGCTCTAAGTATGATTGTAGTGTCGTTTAATCTGCCGTTCATTTTAGTAGGTGTAGTTTTGATTTCCTCAAATGCTTTTGAGAACTTAGTTTTTGCCTTGCCTGTCCAATTACTAATTTGTTCTATTGGTTTACGCAAAGTTTTTTGCACACTTAACTCTTCGTCAAAGTCTTGTAGTGTAGTTCCTTTGACCATTAAGCCGGCTCCTTCTCTACCCCACCCTTTAGGGTCCTTATTCTTCGCGTGATACACGCCAATCTTCCGGGACTTAGTATTGTATATCCAAAGTTCATTAGCGTATACGACATCTGTGGGCGTTATAGATGCTATTCCTAATGTACCATCGGCTATTTGGAACTTTAACTTCTTAACAATAACGTCTTTACTCCTTGCTTTAGGCTTTCTAGTTTTCCTAGTTGCCTTGCCGGCTATAATAAGTGCATCGCAGGCATTCATTATTTTTTCAAAGAACATTACATAGTCTTTCTTCATTTTTTTAGACATAAAACTGTATGCTTCATTTAGTTGCTCACAGGTTCCTGCTAAACTTTCAACTGCTTCATCGTGATTAGGAACATACTGATCCCTAATTAGTTTTGCATGTGCTGGTTTGATTACTCCGCCACCATAAATTTTCATATCCTTCTCTGGATCGAATGTCTTTAGGTCAAATTTTTCACCAATTACAAAGTTATCTAAAACTTCGTCCCAATTGCCACACAAATCTGTTATCTGTTCTAGCATACGTTCTTGAATACTAATCTTAGGTTTAGCATCTGCTTTCTTCTCTTCTGCTTTTTCAATAATTGCTTCTGCTTTATTTTCTAAAGCAGGAATTTTGTCCAGCAAATGTGTTTTAATGTCCGGGTGCATGTATCCTGTCTTGGACCAGATATAAGTATGCTTGGCAAAAGTACTAAACCAAACATCCGGCACACGTTTTAGTTTTTTGATTAGTTCTTTATCAAGTCCACTATCTTTTTCTAACCACGTAAAGATTGTTGCACCTGCTTTCTTGTCAGGAACTTCGTAATGAACAAAGTATTCAAAGTTTCGATATAGTTTAAGTTTCTTCTCATCGTCTTCGAGTAGGTTGATATCACTCCATACTGGTTCAGGCATGAGGTACATTGATTTCTGTTTTCTTTTAGCCATATATTTACATCTTATATTTAAAGGTTACAATTGGTAGTTAGTATAACTTCAAATAATTCTGCTGTCAACTGGTAATTTTTGAGCTCAAACGGCAAAAAACAAACTTATAATGCTTTTGCTGTTAATCCAATGGTTGCTTGTGATACTCTAACAGCATCTTTGTAGGTAACGCACTCATAAAATAAATGTGAACGCTTCTTATTGACTAACTCAGCAGTATAAGTTAGGGTGTCTCCAGGAAAAACTGGCTGTCTAAACTTTACTTTGTCAATGCTGGTAACAAAGGTTACCATCTTACTAAGGTCAATATCACCAAACTGTTCTTTTGCTGTTGCAAGTGCATGTAGTCCTGCTGTCTGGTTCATGCCCTCTATCATATAAACTCCGGGCCACACTTTAATGTGAGGGAAGTGTCCTTCTAGTACTGGGTGGTCCAATGGTATAGTGTATTTTGCTTTTACACTTTTACCAGGACCAATTGTATGACTGTCAATCAACAGTATAGGGTGTGCATGTGGTAGATTCATGTAACTATATATCCTGTGTGAGTAATAATTCTGTATATTTCATGAACTTCATTGCTTGTATCTCTGCTAATTTTTTAGTGTCTTCAGCATTGCCCTGATGAAATTCTCTTGATGCCCACTTGATATCTTCACTAACAGTGGGCCAATGTAATCCTTGTGCTACCAGCTCTACTATCCCTATAGTATCTAATATCGATGTCATGCCATTATCCTTGTATGGCCTCATGCCTTTACGTCTAAAATAGTTTATCACCATGCGTTCACACATGTCTAATGACACACCATTCCTATTTGTCCATGTATTAAACACACCATTGTGGAATTCACCACTCATCGAGTATCCATGCTTTTTCCAATTCCTCGAAAATTCACTAGATCCACGTGCTGATATATCTTTACTTGCCATTTCTTCGGGTGCAATATGCAAAACTCTCAGTGTAGGTCGGTCTATAGGAAATTCTTCGCTACTTAAAATTTCAAATGTCTCTTGTATGCTTTCTACCGTATCGCTTGGTAGTCCTAATATAAAACCGGAGCCTGTTACTATGCTATCCCAACCGTGATTGTCTTTTAAGTCTCGTAAAAAACTTAATTGTATAGAAGGGTTTAGTCCTTTTCCAATATCTTTTGCACTTTCAGGGTTAGTTGTCTCAACACCAAATTCTGCACGTTTTAATCCCATCTCCATAAGTAATTGTGATTGGGGTATGTCATGATTACGATTAACATACAGCATATCCAATCTTAAATAACAAGAGAAAGTAATTTTAAATGGTAAATTAGTAATAATTTCATGTAAGTAAACCATTTTCTCATGGTCATCATTAAATGTATCTTCTACAAACCAATAATCTGATATGCCGTGCTTTTCATAGTTCTCTAAAAATTCTTCTCGTATAGATTCTGCAGATTTATAGTATGTACCTTTTTCTTTACCAGTCAATTCAAAATGGCAGAACGAGCATTTGAAAATACAACCCCTTGCTGACTCTAGCGGGACTATCTCTCCCGGTATTAGTATATCAGAATCAATATATTTCATTGTACTATGCTTCATTTCTATTTTGCTAAGTAAATCTATCTTATATGGGTGTGTTGTATGCACAGGCATATTGTCTGCTGTGTTAGATTTAATCTCATCTAACATATCAGGCATAGTCACATCGCCCCATCCTACATTAATATAGTCAACATTCTTCATAGTGACATCTTCTCTGGCTCTAGAACCTCCCTTTACAAACTTCACATTAGGATTAATGCTTTTTACATAACTTGTAAAACCATCATCTATCTCTTCACCGTGCATTAAAAATCCATTGTATGCATACAACGGGTCATCAAACATTTTATTCAAATCTTTTATGCCTTCCAAAGGTAATACTGGCATTTCTTTAGGTAACATGTTTAGCATCCACGGATAACGCATGTAAAACGAATTAGAAATACCTATAGCAAGAGTATTTTCTCCTACATATTTGTCTGCAATACGTTTTAACGTTTCTAAATCATAAAAACTTTGATAGTCTACTACTTGTACTGTATATCCACGTAATCTACACTCATGTGCAATTTTATATGCACCTAACGTTTTTAAATATAGCGAATTACACTTACTCTGTGTGTGGTGTATGGGTAGTGGATCGTAATCTGGGTCTAATTTTTTGGTCATTAACGACTTAGATACCTGTGGGTCTGTTTCTTGCCCGGTGTTAATTTGCATCTTACTCATAAGAATATTATAATTCTGTGCGTTATACAAACCTGCAGGATCTGTAAGTATAATAAAATCCACTGGGGTATGTTTAACTTCAAAATCTTTAAACGGATTAATTGTCATCTTCTAAATCCTGAGTAAGTAATAATTCTGTATATTTTAAGAATCTTTGTGCTGATAGTAGCGATAATTTCTTAGTATGCTCTGTGTTAGACTGATCATATTCCAAATAATCAAATTTTGACTCAGAATTAATAGTGGGCCAATGTAATCCTTGTGCTACCAGCTCTGCAACACCAACTGTACTTAAAATTTTCATCGACATCTGGTGAGCTCTTTTTGTTTTGTAGGGCTTAAATCCTTTTCGTTTAAAATAATTTCCTAACATCTTTTCGCACATTTCATAAGTTACTCCGTGCCGATTAGTCCAATTATGAAACATGTCTTCAGGAAAGTCGCCATGATCGGCCATTGTATACCCGTGATCTTTCCAGTTTTTTGAGAACTCACTTAGTCCCCTTTCTTCAATTTCTTTATCATATGCATCTTGTGGTCTAATAAGCAATGCTCTTATAGTCGGGCGATCAATTGG